ATGCTCAGTCCTGTTGTGATCCTGTTCTCGATACAGTCCGGCCTGATTCAGCAACTCGAAAAAGTCCCGCATTGTTGAGGCCCGTAACGCATTGAAAGTTTCCCGGCAGATGCTGATCGTTCCGATGCCGTTGAACTTTACCGCGAGGCTGATTAGGTATTGTAATGCACTGTAAGTCTTGCTGCTACGTGCGCCACCTTGAAGCGCAATGATTCGATGCTTAGGTACGTTCTCAATTAAAAAAAGAAGATTGGGACTCACTTTGCAGCATCCAACCAGTCAGGGCGATTCTTGAAATCGTGCGTGTTGTCAACCTCTTTCTTATCCTTCCACTCTTCTGGGAATCGGTTTTTCATTTGAAATATCCAAGCCGTTGCGTTCCCATTTGAATCACCCGTTACAAGATCAATGCCTTTTTCTTCCCAGAACAAGCGGCATAATTCAAACGCTTCCTTTACGGAGTCGAAAAACTTGGGGTGTACCGACTGCCAATTGTAGAGGGTTTGCTTATGACAACCAACCAATGCACCAAATGATTCAAACGAATAACCCTTCGCCATGTGATCTTTTACCATTTGGCAATATTCGTCTTTGTAGTCGGTTGGTCTGCCTCCGGGATGTGCCATATCTTTAGTATTTACTCCGAATAAACGCTTTTAATCCCGATTAGTTTCACGATCAGGTAGTTCATCAATCATTGACAGAATGTGATACTTCATTGCCTTCAGGTTTTCGAGCTGATCGATCTGTGCCTGACAGACTGCATATCTCTGAGATTCATCCGGGAACTCTTCAATGGCCTTAGCATCACCCATGCAACGAGCTATAAACTCTTCTGTTGTTTCACCGGATGATGGGGTAGGTAGTGGCATAGTTAGGCAAACTTAGTTACAATAACACGAAATTCCAAATTGTAAAAATTCAAAGGCATGTTTTTACGGTTTTTTTACAGATTTTTTACAGCAGCCATATACCCTCAAACCCTTATTATTACTATATATATATATATATATAATAAGTAGTGTAAAAAGTAAAGAGGAAAATGGGAAAAAAGCTGTAAAAAATGAAATCATGAAAATTTACGCAAGTTTTTTTAAATCGGCTTTACTTTTTTACAATGCTAAGAATCAATATGTTAAGGTGTAAAATGTAAAAAACATAAAATTTACATTAGAACGGATTATCCCCGACCTCTTCAAACGAAAAGGACTCAACATGCTGATTATTAACGAATTTAAAAGCCTGACCTACTTTTGTAGTCAAAACGTTTTCATCAAAACTTTTGTACCGTTTTACCCCATTTGAGTATGGAATTTTCATTTCTTCCTTCAGCACCTTTCTGATATACCCAATCTGTACATTATTATTTCGATCAAACCAAAACTCTTTAATATCCTTTGCCGTTGCTTCAACCTCGCTTCTTGTTGGGTTATTGTTGAACCAATCCTCGATAAGTATCTCCAGTTCCTTTCTTAACCACGACTTGCTTTCTTCTTTAACCGATATCAAAGAGGTTGTTTTGATCTCATCCATAGTAAACACCATCCTTGATTTTGAAAAATCAATCTCAGGCATCATAGATAGGTATTTTAGAAACTTTGGGATCTCATCAAATAGATCCTCTTCAATTCTTGTATTCTTTGGTCCATCAATCGGTTTAATCTTTCTTACCCAGAATCTTATCTCTTCTTCGTCTATACGCATAAAGTCTGTTTCTTTGTTCGTGCAGATGATCACTTTGCCAAAGAATGGAACAGAGTAATGGCTAACAAATTTCTGACTAACTGAAATTGTCTTAGCGGTTGCGATGCTTTTTAGCTTTTCAATGGTATTAGCCTTGTCAATAACCGTTTCATCAATCATAATGATATTCTTTGTCGCGTAGCCATCATTAAAGCTACTCATAAGGTCATGCGGATTGATCAGTGTTGAGTTCTCCCCGAATAGCATCTGAAGATAATTGAGAAAGGTTGTCTTACCTGTTTCACGTTCTGTTGATACCAAGACAAGTACAGGAAGTATCTGCTTTGGATGCTCGTAAAGCAACTTCATGTACTTCAATCCAAGTTCCCATTGTTCGCCAAATATGTGCCTAATCAATCCGATTGTTACCGGTATGTTTTCATGATAGACATCCTCCATTGATTTCTGATGTGGGAAATGTGCATAAAGATTATAGCAGTTATTCACAACTGGCGTATAATCAATGTTGTTCGGTTCGATAGTAAAATCATCAAACTTGGGGATAAAGTGTACAAGTTGCTTTCCGTGATCTTGATTGATTTCGGATTTGTCCCATGATTTGAGTATAATATTGATGGCCTTATACCTGTTCTGTTTCTTTATTATCTTGAAATAATCTGTGCCGACTCTGATATATGGTATCTCACATTTCATTAAAGTAAACAAAACGTAAGACCATGCGCCTGAAATATCTCGGTTGAATCTTGCAGCTGTGAGCAACATAAACTTTGATATTGTTGATCCCGGCTCAATATTAAATCGGTTTAATCTTATAACTTCAACCAAGTTATTTTTTGTATTCAGCTTGAATGTTGGCTTATTTTGATCTGTTTCGGTGTCACCAATTATAAGCATGCCGCAGATCTCTGTTTCAGACTTTACGTTAAAATCTTTTAATCCATCAAAGATTGAAACAAATGATCCGAATAAGTTAAAGTAATCAACTGGGTTGAGTAGCGGATCTGATTCCGGCTTTGTAAATTTTTTTGCCATGACTTGATTATTAGTAAGCGTGTGTATTGTAATTACTAAGAAAAACAGGTTCTGATTGACCTTTCTCGATCATGTGTTTTGCAGTCATTTTATAGACTGATGATTTTTGAACAAGGTATGCATTAGAGTCGATTAATCGTTCCAGTATTTGAACGGCATAACTTTCATGAATATACCCTGCACCGACATATCCCCCCATCAAATATGCAGCTGCTCTTAATTGTGGATGACCGTTACCAGTTATAGGGATAATCTTTTTTGCAATTATTTTTTCAATGACAAATGTTTTGTCATCAACAATATACTGTTGTACAGGTAGGGCTTTTATTTCTATGTGCTTTCTGTCCCATGTAGTTGGATTGTCGCGATATAACAGCTCAGGATCGTATGACATAAACATGGGTAGTATGCAATTCTTTGGCGCTTTGTCGAATCCATAGTATTTGTTCATTTCCTTTTCGATTGCTGCAAAGTGATGTTTAAATTCAACTATTGATTTAACGATCGGTATCTTTACAACTGCTCTGACCCCATGCCTTGATGCGGATAGCCATGCGGCAATGATAAATTTATACTTATTGAAAAGATATTTTTTAAACTCAGCAGCCATATCAAGTTGTAGGTGATCGAAGTCAAGCACCATTAATCCGGTAAAAGATTGTATGTTTTCATATCTGCGACTTCCTTTAACCGTTACGCATGGTGTAAAGTAGTATAGCTTAGATTTTAGTTCTGCCTTTCTTGTCATATCTCCATCTTCTTCAGCCTGCCTTATCTGATCGAATATGTGCTGAATGTTCTGCTTTGGTTTGCGGATAGCGTTAAGTAAATATTCCAAGCTAACAGACCCAAGCGGAAAAGGATTTTTTATGTTGGCATCGTAGTAATTAAATGATGGGTTCATGGCGTTTCAAATATTGATTGAAGATCTTTGAACTTCTGCACGTATCTGATATAGTTTTGTTCATTAACACCAAAATAGACCTCGCTTCCATACTTTTTGTAATAAAACAAAACATGATTACTTATAGTAAACTGGTATCCATCAGGTTGACATTTTCTAATCTCACCGATTCCAAACTCACCCAAAAAGCCGTTAAATGAATGGTGATCGTGCGTTTGATTATGCCTGTCTTTATGCCATTGATTACCATTGAGTATTTTTTTTTCATCACTCATAACGAAGTAATTGTATGATATAGCAGGACATATCAGTATTGGAACGCGCTGAAATTTATTATCTGCTACTTTCCACTTTAAAAACTGATAATTTATTGCCTGCTTAACATATTTACCAATCTGCTCGCCTTTCTTTTTATCAAACGGTTTGCATTCGATTCCAAAATGGTAATGATCTTTTGTTAAAATAAGGTCTATGCGCCTTGTTCTGCATTCTGACCATACTTCACGTTGAACTTGAAATTGATTTGAAAAGATTCCGGCCAGTCTATCGACAAACTGTTCTTCTGCCTTTTTGATTTTATGCATAACAAAAAGCCCTGAAAAAGCTGCGGTGGAATCGACTTTAGGTTAGACCTTTAGCCTCGCAGCCCTCTCAGGGCAAAAAGTTTTACAATGATTCAGGATTCCACTTCTGAACATGACAAAGATAAATTAATTATTCAATACAGAATCAAGCTGATCAAAAAATTCATCCGGGTTATGAACGAAAAAGTAAAGGCCGCCCGCCAGTTGTTCGCGTTGCTGTTCTGCCAGTTGATGCTCTGATGGCCTGTCCTTACCAACCTTGACCTCCCACATCACAGATCTACCTCGTATGGTCGAAGATATGTCAGCCGTGCCGCGCCGGGTTGTTGATGGGATAAACTTTTTTACTTTTAGTTTAACACCATAATCAAGTTTTTCAGTACTATCAATTAATCTGCCTGCTGAACTTACCCTTGTTGCCCGGTAACCAATCCAATTGATATAATTTACAATAAACTGTGTTAACCCGTTAGCTTTTTTGATTGCAGGTAATTTTACATCAATATACTTTCCGGAAGCATAAGCAAGCGGATATTTATTCGCGAAATTTTGGCGATGCGCTTCTTTATATTTTTCTATTGCTGTCATGGTAAATCTACTCAAATTTTCCTTTGTGATGTACAAACATTGCAACATCACCCGTTATTTCCTGATAAAAAGAAACCTCAACAGGCTTTTCAAACCAACCGTAATACCTTTCCAGTGCGTGCTTAAGCAGTGATTGAGTTACATTGTTTGCAATGGCAGCGATCCTTACCCGGTAATCATATCCGTGCCGGGTTGTTTTCATGCAGACAAACTGCTCAATGGCCTTACCGAGATTAGAATACATCTCTTTGTTGTACTTGCGTATCATATCCAAGTTGTGAACATTACGCTCAGGTCTTCTTTGTTTCATGTTAAAATTCTGGTTGGTTAATTGTTTTGATTCGGTTAATTGCATCCTGTGCGGCTTGTTCAAACTTGATCAGACCTGCGATGTACTTATCTATTTCAGGCATCATTTCATCGCGTGTGATCCTCTTGATCCATATCGGGCATACTTCCAGGTCCGGACAGTATGAGATAAAGTCAACCCATTGAATCTGATCCGAGCAGATGAATGCTGACAGACCTTGCGCCAAGTGTTCGGTCGGAAACTTGTCTTGCCTGATGTAAGTGCAGTGCTTTTTAGCACGTGGCGATTTGATTTCAATCGCACCTGAGCCGTCTGGTGTGATTCCGTCTGGACTGAATCCAAAGTATGGCATGTTGTCAGGCT